CTGTATTTTAAATACAGTGTATCTTATTTTGCCATCTTTTACAGTTGGATGTAAACTAACGTGCTCTACCACATGGAGTTATCTGTGGCCGGTTCCCTAGCCGTGCATTAATTGCAAAATAGATGTGCCCTTGCAGCTTATGCAAATTATGCTTTCCCCGTTTTCGGTTTGTTGTTCCGATGTACTATTTGAGGTACAATAGAAATGAAGCAGAATTTGTATTACTAATAGCTTCATGCGAGTGTTTTAAACGTATGCATTTTAGATTATTCTGGATATTAATAATTGGGGTGGCAATGCGGGAGATAGATTTATCTATATGCCTAGCCAGACTTTCCACCTAATAGTTTATTTTTGTATCGCAAACACCCTCACATCATGGTTTGCGAGAGGCACGTACCCATGTGCAGACCACTTATTGAAAGTAAAGTCTGAAATAGTTTAGTAAGGCCGTAAACCCGAAAGGTTGTAGGTTCTTGAACGGCTTTAGTAAGCTTTATGCTCTTTAAGGCGTTAATTTATTCCACATGAGTTTTCTAGCTACTCAGTACTGCCACCACAATTTGATTCTATGGCAGCAACGTAAGCTAGCGAGAACTACTGCGTTAGTGTAGCGGATCCCATCACGAGACGAGGGGCCCTAAAACTATTACAACTACAAGTATACAATATGTCATCTAATAGCTCCCAGTCTAAGCAAACGAGTAGACAAGAACGTGATATGCACCAAGTTAAAGTTGCCAAGGATAAGTATAAAGCTACTAGGAAGATGCTACCCAAGAAATTGCGTGAGCGTGATGTTAAGGCGGAACAAAAAGCTATGCAGAATATGCGCATCGTTGGTGAACAAGAGGAAGGTTTTGCTCACGTCATTTCTGGCGTTGCTGGAGTTGCTGCGGTTGGTGTTGTTTCGGCATTAGGTCGCATTGCAGGCTCCTCTGAGAAGCTTGCAGATTCGACATCAGGCCTTTTTGACACCATCAAGAGTAAGATTGAAGAGTTTGCGCAGTTTTGCAAGAAAGCTATTGGCTCTATTTGGGTCATTCCTGTCGCTATATTGGCTCATGCTTTGCTGTCGCCACACTTCCATCAACCAGTTGTGTGCACTTTTGCTGCCGTTTTCTTGGCGCGGTTGTTTGGTGCTGATCTTTGGAGGTCAGTGTCCAATTTCTTTCGACCAGAACAACAGAGTGGTGAAGGTGTAGCTGGTATTGGTGGATTGATTTGTACGGTGCTGTGCACCGCTATGTTGCCGACGAAGAACGTCGCGCTTTGCCTTGGTGAGCTTATGAAGCGTATGGCTAACTTCGATCGTTCTAAGGAAGGTTTTGAATCCTTCTTTCGTAGTGCGCTTAAGTATGCAGAGCGAGCTGCCAATTGCTTATTGCGCACGTTTTCGCTTAAGGAAGTCCAATGGGTTTCTCAATCAGAGAAACTTGTTGACGAGTTTTGTCGCAAGGTCGACGACTTTGAGAAGCTCGTTCGCTCAGGTTCTAAGCTTGTCACTACGGAGAAATGTATGGAAATGGCCAAGCTTCATGTTGATGCTATCGGTTTGAAGTCGTCGGCTCGAGATGACCGTCTTCGACTTAAAGTCGAGAGGGCCTTCTCGCGGCTTAGTTTGATGTTGACGCCTTATCAGGGCGCCATTACTGCAGCCAGGAATTTCAGGCCCGAGCCTGTTTTCCTGTGTTTTTATGGTGGTAGTGCACTTGGTAAGACCACCATGGTCACTAAGTTTGCTACTACAGTACTCGTTATGTCAGGGCTTACTACATTTGATGATGCTTTGAAGAACCTTTGGCAGAAAGGCAATACTGAGTATTGGAACGGCTATGTGAACCAAAAGTGCTTGATTATGGACGATTGTTTCCAGATTAAGCCCGTTAAGGGTGACAATGATAACGAATACATGAACGTTATTCGGATGATTGGCAATTGGGCTTATGCCCTCAACTTTGCAGATTTGGAGAGCAAGGGTCGGTTTTACTTTGACACCCCTTTGGTTATTGGCACAACCAATTGTGCCGCCGTTGCGGACCAAGCTGGAGTTTTGATCACAGAGCCTGAGGCAGTTGTCAGGCGCATCAAACACCCATACAAGATATGGGTTAACGAAGAATACAAGACGCCTGACGGTAAGCTGGATTACGTCAAGGTTGAAACAGAGTTTTCTGACAACCTTGATGTTTTGGAAGCAAGTGGTGACGCCACTCCTGAGCAGTTTTTCATGGCTTACCCGTGGCATGCTTGGCATTTGACATACCATGATTTCACTAAACCACAGGAATCTGGTGTGCGTAAGGAATTGTCTGCCTTGATTTTAGAGGTTGTGGCAGAGATCAAACGCACAGGTGAATCCCACGACAGAGCCCTTAAGAACCTTAATAGGTTTCTTAGGGGCATTGCTTCAGAACCGGAATTACAGTCGGGCTTGGAGGAATCGTTTGAAGAGAACTTACATGATTCAAACGATGCGGCCAACTTCGACTGTGTCCAGGATGACCTTGAAGATGTTCCTTTTCAGTTTGAGAGCGACAGCGATCCGGATATCTGCTTGCCTTTTGGTGAAAGGGTGATGCCTACGTTGTTTCCTATACCGGAAATGACATTACACAATGACAGATACAACGATGAAGAGATACGGGCTTATAATGGGCGTGAATATACGCGCCTTTACGCTCGCAGCTCTAATATCATTCATGATTCTTTCAACAAGCTCAAGATGAAGTTTCCGTTGCTTTTTATGGCTGGCAAGCTTACCCTTGGCTTTATGTGCGGGGTTGCGGCGATGACCGTGGCCCGCACTATTTTCAATTTCTGCAAGTCGATGTTTCGCATTCTTACAGGAGGGAGAGGACGACCACGTGGACGTGTCGTCAACCAGAGCAACATTAAGGAGCCAAAAGGGGTGCCCTCTAAGGTTTACTTCAGGAACAAGATGCAGGTTGAGTCGGGGTATGTGGATAAGTCTCACATACACAATCTCATTTATGAGAACACGCATAAGATGTTCCTTTGGTATGGTGAGGAGAGTGAGGTGCAAATTGGTCAGATTCAGTTCATTGAGATGAATCTGGCCATGGCACCTAAGCACTTTTCTCGACAGCTTCATGATTTGCTTGCCAGTGGCAAAGTTGACAACGACACGCGGCTGACTTTCGTGCGCGCGCTTTATGGCACGAAGACTTACTTTACGGTAGGTCAGTACCTTGGCTTTAAGCGCGCTGCAGTTTACGACCGCGATGTTGAGTTCCTGGTTTTTCCCAGGGGCAGTTTGTTGGCTTCGAAACGTATCACGCAGTACTTCCTCACAGATGAGTTGTACCAGAAAGCGATTGTCTCTTGCGGAGCGGTGCGCCTTGATGTTATGATTCAGCAGAACAGGAAGGACGGGCGTCACGAGATGAGACACACGCTTTCAGCTCCTAAGTTCGAGTACTGCAAGTCCATTTGCCCTGGAGGTGTGGACAACAAGGATGTGTTGTCCTACAACATGGACACTGAGAAAGGTATGTGTGGTGCGCCCTTAACCATTGCCGAAAACAGGCACTTTGGTGGAAGATGCTATCTTGGTTTCCATGTGGCAGGCTCACCTGGTCTTTTCCAACGTAAGGGTTTCTGTGCTGTTATCACACTTGAGATGGTGAATGATGCCAAGGTCAAACTTGGAATCGACAGCGATGTGATGATTGAAGATTTGGCGACACGCGGTGTCAAGCTTGATCTTGGCACAGAAGAACAGTCTGGATTCCCTAAGGGCGATGGATTGATTGAGGGAAGCTTTACTTACATTGGACAAGTTGATATGGCCGTTTCGTTGAGCCCCAATTCCAAGCTCAAGTTGTCACCTATTGGTGAGCTTGAGCTTTTCGGACCTAACCCACAGCGTCCGGCGCACTTGAAGCCCTTCTTTAACAAAGAGGGCGAGAGAGTGTCTCCTATGCTACAGGGTCTTGAAGCGTACACGTCGCCAGTAGAGTACCGTGAGGTGCCCAATCTGGACGCAATTGTTTCTTTGGCAACCAAGCCTTTTCGGGAGGCTTCGCTTGGTGATTATTCAGGTATTTTCACCAAACAAGAAGCGGTTTCTGGGGTTGAAGGCTTGAAGATCAAGTCTATCTCGCGTTCTACGTCAGCGGGTTACCCATACGTTTTGAGTACAAAAGCAGGTAAGAGAGACTTCTTTGGGAGTGACTTTGATTTCTCCTTTGACTCTCCTGAGTGTGTGGAGTTGTTTGGCCGCATCGACAAGATCGTGGATAGCGCCAAGCGCGGTGAAAGGCTTGCGCACATCTTTGTCGATTTCCTCAAGGATGAGACGCGACCTCACGCCAAGGTTGACGCAGGTGCTACACGTGTTATCAGTGGAGCACCTTTGGACTACGTTATTGCCTTCAGAATGTACTTTGGCGCTTTCATGGCTTCCATGTTTAGACATCATACCGTTTCGGGAATGTGTCCTGGCATCAATCCATACTCAGAGTGGTGGTTACTTGCCACCAAGCTCTCTGAGCATGGGTCGAAATGCTTCGACGGTGATTTTAAGAGATTCGATTCTTCTGAGCAGCCGTACCTTCACTTTGCCATCCTTGACTTTGTCAACAGGTGGTACAATGATGGTGAAGAGAATGCTAAAGTGCGTTCAATCTTGTGGTTGGACTTGGTGCATTCTCGCCACCTGGGAGGTAGCGGTCGCGACCAAAGCTACGTGTATCAGTGGAACAAGTCACTTCCTAGTGGACATCCATTCACGACTCCAGTGAATTCCTTGTATTCTTTGATCACTCTTACGGCTTGTTACTGCAAGGCGACGAGTGATTACACGAACATGTGGAATCACGTTTACATTGCCACTTTTGGTGATGATAACATCGTGAATGTCAGCGATGAAGTTTCAGAGGTTTTCAACCAGGTCACAGTTGCACGTGACATGCACGAGCAATTTGGATTGACTTACACAGCAGGGACTAAGGATGCGGAACTGCATCCTTATAGTACACTTGAAGAGTGTACTTTCTTGAAGCGCCGGTTTGTTAAGGACAAGCTTGGTGCTGGTGGGTGGGTCGCTCCTTTGGACCCAGCTAGTTTTCTTTTTGTTGCTTATTACTATAAGAACAACAAGAATCTAGCCAATGAAATGAAACACAATCTGGAGAACATGCTTGGTGAGCTGTGTCTCCATAGTATCGAGATGTGGGAAGAGTACTTTCCGCTCGTGCAGGCAGCCTTACAAGAAGGTGGGTTTACGACCGACTTTGAAGGTAGAGAGGCCTACCAGCAGATGATGAAAGCACGCCTTGATGCTTGGTTTTAGGTTTATATACGGGTATAGTTTGGATAAATAAATTAACACATGGCCAAACCTACCGTCAGGATAACCGCTTTACCCTTGCTTTAGCTTACTACTCAGACTGAGTCAGAGAATTGTGTT